CCAACCATAACCATGTTTGGATTTCCACCTTCATCAAAGCAACTTCTTAGAACACCTTTTAATTGGTCTTCTGTGAAAGCTCTTTGAGTTCCATCTGTTCTAATTGCTCCACCACCAGCACCAGAACCGCCTGAACCTGCATCTACGTTAGTAGAAATCCAAGTTTGAACTCCTCCTAATTTTCTTGCAGCTGTAGCGTTTCCAGCTGCAGCAGCTACGTTAGATAAAAGAGCTGTTTCCATATCTCTTTTTAATTCTTTCGCAGATTTTGCTACTTGGTAAGCTAACTCATTATTTCTTCCAGCAGATGTTACAGCATCATTTGTTCCTGATACTTGCACAGCTTTTGTAGAAATCTGAGTGTGGTTAGTTAGTTTAGTTGTTGCTGATAATGTTGGGTAAGTGATTGTAGCACCTTCTACCGCAGCATTTGCAGCTACATCAGCCAAAGCGTCTGTTTGCCATTGGTGAGATGTATTTGTTGCTTTTGTTTTAGCAACACCAGACATAAACGGAGTTTCTGTTGGACTTATTGAGTAAATAATGTCCGCTAGGTCCTCTCTTATGCCGACTGTTTGGTATGTTTGATATACAGCCATTGTTCTTCTCCTCTAAGGTTAGTTGTTTACAAATAACGCATTAAAAGATCAGTTGCGTCTTTTGGACTTCCTGACTTCTTAAGCGTTTTAATTCGTTCCAACCTAGATTGTTGATTTTGTTCTTCCTTAGTTGATTTAACGCCTGACTTAACAAATTTTGATGGCTTGACTTTTTTGCTAACTAAAGTTGGTTTCAACTTTTTGTTATCATTATATTTCATGCCGTCAACAATGACATCAAACATTCTTGAATCATAAACTGAGTTTACGTCTTTATCGCTAAAGCCTTTGCTCAATAAATAATTAACCATGTTTGATTTAAGAGAATTACCTTTTACAGGATCTTGCAATTCAGGGTACTTTAACGCAACCTTTTTTTGCTCTTCTCTTAGAACCTCTTGAAACTGAGATTGTTGATGATCTCTAAGTTTTTTCTGAGCTTGAGAAATAGTTTCTCTCCTTCTTCTTAACTTACGATCAATCTTCGCAGCTTCAGTTGGATCTTCATCCCAAAGTCTATCAAGTTCTTTGGAATTTACATCGCTGTTAATCTCTGCGTTTAACGTCAACACAAGGGAGTTTAAATCTTCCATCTTAGTTGAATACGTTTTCGCTAGACGTTCTTGTTCAGCTTTGATTTCTCTTCTTTCAAGAGCTATCTCTTCTGTTTTACGTCTATAGTCGGCATCCTTCTGATAACCTGCTTTTAATTCTTCAAGGTCAACATCAATCTTTTCACCATTAACAATAACTTGGTGTAGATCGGTTTCTTGTTCGTTACTAGCACTCTCTTCCGATGCTTCTTCTTGAACTGGAGCTTCCTCTTGGGGTTGAGCTTCAGGTTGTTGTTGAACTTCTTGATTATCTTCAGCTTTCGCCTCTGGTTCTTTCTGTTCAACTGGTGCTGCCTCTTCTTGAGGTTTAGAAATTACTCCTTTGGAGTCTAATAAACCTTCAATATGTTTTGCTGCACCTTGTACTGAATCTTTATTCAGTAATGGGTTTGTTTCTGACATATTGTCTATCTCCTATTTTTAAGCTGTCGTATGACTTGGCTTATTTTAACCTGGATTGGTTAAAATTTTTTTTCTTGCTGTTGTTTTCGGAAAACTTCTAATTGTTTCTCTGCAAGTTTTCCTGTTTCAAGAATACTTTGTAAATGTTGCTCCACTTTACCAACAACATTATAGGCGATCCAAAGTTTTTCTCTGGTATCACCCTCTTTAGCACCTGTTTTTTCTAAAAGTGCTTCAGAGTAAATTTTTTTAAGAGTATTTATAGACTCTTTAAAAAGTTCACTCTCTAAAATTTGTTTCGCCTGGTTGGACCGGCTGACTTCTGCCGACCTCCTGGCTTGATCTTTCGTTTCCATTTAAACCTTGTACTTGCTTAGTAAACATATTAGCAGATTGTTGTGCTTTTTCAAGAATCTTTGATTGATTTGCCATCATCATCTTGTCTAAGTCTGCATCTGCTTTGATTTTAGCTGTGTCAAGTTGTGTATTATACTTTAATGCCATTTCTTTTATCTTCGCTTCAAACTCTAACGCCATTTCTTGAGATTTTTGTTGTAACTCTTGATACTGAAGCTCAAGATCAGCAATTTTTCTTTTGTTCTCTGCATCAATTCTAGTAAATTCAATTTTTTCTATTGGTGTTAAAGGTGGCGGACTAGGTGGTGCCATCATTTGCTTACCTAAATCAGGATCAACAAAGTAACTTTCCACATTTTTAAGACCTGCGTTCTCAATAATTTTAGATAATGTGTTATACATATTCTTCAAAGTAACCATTGGCATCTCTTTTCCGCCTTGTAATGAGAATGCTTGTATTTGTCTTTCTAAAATATTGTTTAAAAGTAAAATTTGTTGCTCTTTTGAACCTGTGCCAAGACCTACTACGATATTAATATTAAATTTATCTTTCCACTCAGTAGGTTTTACCGGTACATACTGATTATTTAACATTACAACTCTTTCTTTGTCCTGATATTTCACCATCAGTTCAAAAATTTTTCTAAATAAATCTTTAACTCCTGTTTCGGCAAAGATTCTAGCAATCAATTCTGATCGCATTTGCGTTTGTGTCATTAAAGCATTTACACCAGTTGCGGTCTTTGCAGATAATGTGTCTGGATCTAAGCCTTGAACTTGTTTTGATATTCCTGTTCTTACTTCTCTAACAGAATCTAAGTAAGATAATAACGGAAACGCTTGTTGTGAAATCGGTTGAGCTTGTAAAGGCTGCATCACTTGACCTGGAGGTTGCTTAGTTCTTACTACACCGCCTGGTCTTGTCGTTAATAAATCATCCATGTTTACCATTCCATCCATAATGGCAACCCTATTATTATTTGTAAGATACATATTATCTAATAACTGCCTCATCACAGTGGATTTCATTAATTGAATATCTTCAACTAACTCTGAAAGTGATCTACCATAAAATCTGTGTGGCATTGGAATAGGTGTTACAGTTACGAAAGGAACATTATCGCATGGCATATTTTCTAATACTGCATATCCATCATCACCTGCTGAAATAATTTTTCTAAGTTCTGCTATACCATCACCATCGTAATCGTATTTTACATAGCTTTCATAAACTAAAACTTTTTCTGTAGATTTATCTGCTGGTGTATCTACAGGATATTCGTCAATATTTCTTTGCCTGACTATTTCTTCATTGTTATAAATATCTATGCTTGAAGTTGGTAATGACATAACTTCTTCTTCGTCAAAACCCATCTCAATAATCTCTGATCTTGTCATCAATACTTTGTGAGAAACGAACTCAGCATCGTCAATGGATTTTGCAGTTCGGTCTATTAAAAATTCTTCAGGTGGTATTGATTCAATTTTAATTTTGCCGGTCTTTTTAACTCTTTTAATTTTACAATTATATAAATTAAAATCTGGTGTTTGAACTTGTGATGTATCTAAGCCTTGTGTCTCTAATGTTTCAATCTGTTTCTCAAAGGCTTCTTTAGCTTCTGTGTTCTCAGTAACTTCTTCTTCAACAACCTCTATCTCATCTTTGGTATCGTTAAGAGCTTCTTTTTCTGCTGCTGTTAAATTTTTATAAGTTTCATGCTCTACTGTTTCAGCTTCATCGTAATAAACTTTTAAGAAACCATTTTTTTCAATAAGAGAATCTTTGAAAAAATTATATAGTAATTGAAAACCATTATTGTCTTTGTAGAAAACATGATTTAAGTAAGCTGTCGCTTGGTCTGCCAAAGGAACATCCTCTGCCGTAACTGGATCGCATCTCACCACTTTGTCGGATGCTGTAAAAATTCTAAGTAAGTTTGGAAGTATGCTTTCTACTGTATCAGCTACGTCTGTTGATACCACTTGTGATCTGCCGTCTATCTCTGTACCAAGTTTATCTCCTAAATAATATTCAATAGATTTTTTTCTTGATTGAGATAACTGACCGCCTAAATATCCTAACGCATTTGAAATTTGGTTGCTTAGAATGGTTCTAAGTTTTGGATCTGCTATTTCTATGATTTTTTTCTTTGCCATATTAAATTATATAATTGGTATTCACTCTTATTGGCTTTTGCCAATCCGATCTTTCTAAAGGTTCTACGATAGCACCATATCTGAAACTGTCGCAAAAGTGTGAAGCCCAGTTGTGAAGCGGTCTGTTACGAAAACAGTTATTT